AATCTAGGTAAAGAATTGCAAAACGGTAATGTCGTCAATGTAAACTATATCGTTTCAAGCGGAGAAGTGGCTAACGAGATAAGAGAAATTTCTGATTGGATTGCAGACAATAATAATGTCACAATTAACAGCGTTCTTGCTAGAACTACTGGTGGTGCAGAAGTTGAAACAATTGAATCAATTAAGTTTAATGCACCTAAGAATTATGAATCTCAAAATAGAGCTGTGTTAGAAGAAGATTATCGAAGAATTTTGTTAAGAGATTTTCCTCAACTAATTAACTCTATTAGAGTTTGGGGTGGTGAAAACAATATTCCTCCTGTATACGGTAAAGTATTTTTAAGCGTTCAACCAAAAGGATCAGCTACACTTCTATCTACAAATCAAAAAGAAGATTTGAGAAAGAATCTTAAAAAATATAATGTTATGACAAATGAGGTAGAGTTTATTGATCCTAGCTACAACTACATTATTCCTGACGTAACAGTTTACTATGATAGCAATAAAACATCGTTGAACTCAGGTCAAATAGCAGCCAAAGTTTCACAAACGATAAAAGACTTTGAAACTACTTATCTGGGTAATTTTGAAAATAAATACTTTAGATATTCACAATTTTCTAGATTGATCGATCTAACAGATCCTTCTATTGTTTATAGTGATACTAAGATACAGATACAGAAAAGATTTAGTCCTTTATTGAATACTGCTACAAAGTATACAATTAACTTTTCTACATCTTTAGAAAACTTGTTTGGTCAACCTACTATATCGTCGTCAAGTTTTACTCTAAATAGTAGAGTCAGTTATTTCGATGACGACTCAAGTGGTAATATTAGAATCTTCTATTTTAACGAATTGAATCAAAAGGTTTACACAAACAATAATTTTGGAACAATAGATTATTCTACAGGCATTATAACATTACCTGATTTTAATCCATCTTTTGTTACAGATAATGAAATTACAATTAATGCAACTCCTGTAGATGCCAATTTGATCACTGAAAGATATATAATCATGTTGTTATCGAATACAAAAATAAATGTAGTTGATACAAGAGCCAAAGAAATATCGTCTACGGTTACTGTCACTACAACTGGTTCAGTCACGCAAATAAATGAAGTTAATTACGGTACCGTCATATGACAACAGACAATAGAACTTCTGTCTTTATAGAGGAACAGTTTCCTCTATTTACCAGGTCTTCTGGCCAGAAGTTAATTAATTTCATTAAAAAATATTATGAGTCTCAAGAACAGGCTAATAATTATGTTGAGGCTGTGCATAGTCTTTTAGACTATCAGGACATTGACACTTCGCCAGAAGATTATTTTGAGTATATTGCTCGTGAAATTATACCGAGTATACCCGAAAGATTAATTGCAAATAGAGATTTACTCGCAAAACACATCAAAGAAGTTTATAGAGTAAGAGGTTCGCCGGTAGGTTATCGTATTCTTTTCCGTGCTTTGTTCGGCGAAGAAATTGAAGTTTATAATCCTGGTGATGATCTACTTCGTGCGTCTGATGGCCGTTGGGTACAAGAAGTCGCAATTAAAGTAGAATATGTGGTTAACGGCGAACCAGAAGATTTACCAGGTGTTAGATTAATTGGAAATGATTCTAAAGCATCGGCCGTCGTTAATCGTGTTGAACTAATTGAAGATAAGGGTGTAAAACTATATCTTGTTTATTTGATCAATCGAATTGGTGTGTTCGATTTGGGCGAAAGGTTAACGAGTGTAGATGGTAAACTCTCTGTCGATTTGCAACCTGCCGATGTAGGACCAATTCTTAAAATTGATATGAAAGCCGATGGTGGTTATGGTCATGTAATTGGTGACCGAGTATCGCTTGTTGGTGATAGTGGTGGTTCTGGTGGACAAGCCACTGTATTAACGACTCGTGCTGATTCGGCTGTCGAGTTTTTTGTCGCAAATGGTGGTTCTGGATATGCTGTTGGGGAATTAATATCTACCGGAAATGAACCTCAAGTGCTTGGAGGAAGCGGACAACGAGCATCTTTCTTAGTTTCAGAAGTTGGACCACCCTTTGTTAAATATCCAGTTTTTGATGATTTTATTGAATATGCGCTCGATGTTGTTCCAGGTCAAAGTAATAACGGTGCTAATACAACTTTCGTTCAAGCTTACGATTCAAATTGCACATTCGACGCAACATTAAATACAATTAATATAGCTAATCATGGATTCGATAATAATGATGTTGTGAGATTCTTTTTCATAACAGGTAATACGCAATATATCGGTGTTGATGATAATGTGAGCGGTTGGACTGGCCCTGGTTCTAGTTTTACTGTAAATGCTGGTGCGAACTCTTATGTAGTAACTGATGCTACTACAGACACGTTTAAAGTTAAAGATGGATTATTCTCTGGAATTGATATTGATATTTTAGAAGGTGGGTCTGGAATACACGGTCGCGTTTCTAGAATGACAGCTAACCTTGCGCTTGCAAACGTTAACTCTACAATTGTGACAGCATTAGGAACATCGATTGTAAATACAGGAACAATTACTTCTGTTGTTACAGAAGATTCTGGATTTGGTTACAATCCTTTAAGACCAATTGGTAGAGTAAGATACGATTTCTTAGCTGATCAAGAGATAGCAAACAATGCTGGTCTTCCTGGAGGCATACTTGGATTCAATGCCGATATTCAGGCTAGATATCGTTCAGGAACAATTTCGAGTGTTAGAATCGATATTCAAGGTGATAATTATGTTACTGGTGATAATGTTGATTTGTTTAACTTAACAAGAGAGCAAACGAAAGAAGGTGTCGGTATTGCAACATCATCTTCAATTATTCAATTCCTGGGTCGTTATACGGATACAAAGGGTTGGTTGAGTTGGGATAAGTATCTACAGGATAATTTCTATTATCAAGAATTTTCTTATGAGTTAAGATCTGAACAAAACTTTAGATCGTACAAAGACACTGCTTTAAATACAATGCATCCTGCGGGTATGAAATTGTTTGGTGGTGTTTATCTCTCAGACACGCTAGATCAAACATTAGAAGAAGATAATGAGATTCTAATTAAATTTGAAATTCTAAATGCGAATCTGTCTATTGATGTTACCAATCCTTCTGTTAATACAATCGCTTTAGCTCAAGTTACATCAAACACTGGTGATACGATATCTTCTAATAACAATATTTTCCAAAATGTTCAAGCTAACGATAAGGTAGAAATAACAGGTTCTTATCTTTCAGATGGTGTTTACACAGTCAAAAGCGCAATTGATTCAAATACTATATCTGTGTTTGATATCAGAAGAACTGTTAAACTTTCTCCTTCGTTACATCAAGATGTTGGATTTGGTTTTGCAGCTGGTAATGTTATTATCGCCAACACATCTATTCGTGGTGTTGCAAATGTTGGTGATACGATTAATATCTCCAAGGCTATCAATAAACAAAACAACGGCGGTCCATTCTTGATTACAAATAAAGTTGGATCAAATGTCGTTGTTCAAACTTATTATGGTGGAAATACAATACCATTTATTGCATATACTGGTGATAAAACCGCGAAGATATCAATAGATAGAAACTTTGCGTTCCTCGCCAACACAAATGCAAATGTGACATTTACAGCTACTGGTAATCTAGTCACAAGAAATTCTCATGAGTTCTCAAACAATGATAATGTTATCTTCTATAATATTGCAAATACCTCTGCTGCAAATATAAATATAGTAGACGGAACAACATACTATGTGTTGAACACCACGACGAACACCTTCCAGATTGCTGCGAATAGTACTACAAATACCGTAATTAATATTCAATCAGATGGTACGGCTCGTCTTGAAGCTAACACTTATAACATCGTTATTTCTCGATATGCGAACACATATCCTTTCAGTAACACTACTGTTTTGTAATATAAATAAATAAATAAGTTTTTCGGAGTTTGTAAATGCCTGCAAAAGTAACAAGATTTTTAAGAAGTGACAATGCTCAGCACTTCATTGATAACTTTGCTGAAGAAGGCAGTTACTATTTGTTTATAGGTAATACGCAAGAATGGTATTGGGATACTCAAGATCAAGCCTTAAACGATCCACCTGAACCTAGTGAGGGTGTAGAATCAATCGATTTTGACATTTGGGACAGAATCGTTGCAATGAAACGAATCGACGTAACTGATTTATCATTAGCGATTCCAAGATACAATTGGACTTCTGGTACAGTGTATTCTAAGTATCAAGATAGTGTAGATTTATTTGCTAATACAACAAATCCATTTTATGTACTCACTTCAGATTTTAGAGTTTATAAGTGTATTGACAACAACAAAGGTGCGCCGTCAACTGTAGAACCAAGACAAACAGAACTCATAAGCACTGTTATTACCGATGATGGTTATGAATGGAAATATATGTACCCTGTCGTTGGGTCTGATATCGAAAAGTTTTTAAGTTCTGAATATATTCCAGTCAAGAAGGCTACTGTTCTCGATAACTTTAATGCAGATCAATTTAATATCCAGACAGCAGCTACAGATGGTACAGTAGATAGTATCGATGTTATCAGTTCAGCAAATGGATTTATTAACTTCTCCGGATTCATTAAAGAGTATACAAATACCTCTACAATTATTTTGCCTACAGAAGCAAACGCAGTAGATGACGAATATTATAGAGGTTGTAATTTATTCGTAGAAACTGGTGATGGGTCAGGTCAGTTAAGAACTATTGCTGATTACGATGCTCCTAATAGAAAGATTACATTTGATACTGAGTTAAGTCTACCATTATCGAACACATCTCCAAATCCAAGTTATGTTGTGATTGGACCTAAAGTAGAAATACTTGCTGATGGAGATGGAATTCCTACTGCTTATGCGAATATTAACCCCCTCGCATCAAATAGTATTAATTATATCAATATGATCGAAAGGGGTAGAAATAATACAACTGCAACAGCCATTGTTCGTCAAGGCACATTTTTAAATATCGCAAATAACATTTCTGTGGGTACAACTATTTTGCCTAACATTTCACCACCAGGGGGTCACGGTTCTGACGCTGTTAGAGAATTGCATGGTGGCGATTTAATGTTTAGTGTTAAATTGTCAAAAACTGAACAAGAAGATTTTCTTGAGAATAAAGATTTTAGAACATATGGAATATTACAATATCCTAGATATGCATCTAATAACGCTTTGATCACTGAAAGAGCTATAGACAACACTTTAAAGGTTAGATTAAATTCTGTGGGTAGTGGTATTACAAATACGACATTTGAAGCCTATGGTGCAAATAGTAGTGGTATGTTAGCGGTTGGTATGACAGGATTCGATACCTTCGCCAAAGTTTATACATCAAATACGGATGCTGTTTTAGCCGCAAACGCAGAGTTGTACGCACAAGTAAATAGAGCATTTGCCATAAATTATGTTTCAGAATCAGCAACATCTGGAGTAATGTCTTTCACTTCTCCTAGATACAAAGATGGTTATATTTTTCTAGAAAACGAAACGACTGATGGTGAAACTATAAGATTAAAATATAATGGTGCTGGAGTCGATTGGCCAATCAATACTGATGGTTCAGATGCAATTTATCAAGGCCTTGTGGATGAAGTTATATATCCTGTTGTTAAGAAGGGTAGTGGTGATATACTCTATATAGAAAATAGATTTCCAATAATTAGAGATTCAGATCAAATCGAAGATCTGAAAATGATAATAACATATTAAGAGAGATAGTCAATGGCATTAGCAAATACAGGAACATTGCAAACTAATTTTAATGTAGATCCTTACTACGACGACTATGATGAATCGAAGAATTTTCATCGCGTTTTGTTTAAGCCAGGTCTCGCTGTTCAAGCCCGTGAGTTGACTCAACTTCAAACAATTCTACAGAACCAGATTGATCGTTTCGGTGAACACATCTTTAAAGAAGGTAGTGTTGTAAGAGGTAACGCTGTCTCGACTGATGATCAAATAGTAGCAGTTAGAATTTTAGATGAACAAGCTTCTGTATCTGTTGATGTAGATAATTTCAAAGGTACAGAAATTACAGGTGGAACAAATGGACTAAAGGGTATTGTAGTTGATGTTGCCGATGGTGTAGAAGCAAGTCTTCCTGATACGAAAACTTTATTTGTAAAATATTTAAACGCTGGTACTTCTGGTGTTACACGATTCTATGATGATAATGAAAAGATTACTTCAAATACTGGAGTAACAGCAACAACACTTTCAGCAAATTCTTCTGGTTATGGATATCAAGTAACTATCAACGAAGGAATTATTTTCGCTAAAGATCATTTCATTCGTGCTGATAAACAAACTGCGATTGTAAGCAAATACTCTCAAACTCCTAATGTCCGAGTAGGTTATCTTGTCGATGAAGAAATAGTATCCTTTACAGATGATAATACACTTCTAGATCCAGCACAAGGTGCTTATAACTATGCAGCACCAGGTGCGGATAGACTAAAATTAACACCTACTCTAACAGTATTGGATATTACAGACACAATACCCGATAATTTTATTGAAAGAGTTGTAATTGAAGATGGTTTTGTTAAAGAAAGATATGATAAAACTGTTTATAATATAATTCGTGATTACATGGCTCAAAGAACTTATGACGAATCTGGCGATTACATCGTAGAAGGGTTAAATGTTATTCTTAACGAACATCTACAAGGAACTGGAAACAGAGGAATCTATAACTCTACCAATCAAGGAGGTAATACTGCATTATTGGCTGCTGGTATTTCTCCTGGTAAAGGTTATGTTCGTGGATATGATTTCGAATTATTGAAGTCGATTTACGTTAATGTAGAAAAGGGTATCGATACAAATACTTTGACAGGAACAACACAATATTCAAATATTGGTAACTATGTTCTTGTAAATGAATTAATAGGTGCCTGGGATTATGACGAACATGCAGTTGTACAACTTCACAGTTCACCAGCTCAAGCAGTAACTTTAGCAGATACTAAGTCTGTACCTTCCACACAAATTGGTACCGCTAAAATTAGGGGTTTGGAATGGGAATCTGGTGTCAAGGGTTCAGCTGACGGTCAATACAGAATGTATCTTTATGATGTTACAATGACTGCAAATTCATTTGCGCATGTAAGATCAATTTATACATCTACGACAACTCCAGACTCGTATGCAGATATAGTTCTTCAAGATGGATCTCTCGGTTCTTCAAATACAGCAGCACTTGAAAATACAAGTCTTAACAGTTTTATTATAAATTTGCCAGCGGAAAATTTAATTACTGATACGACTGCTTATCTTGGTAGCGATAGTGATGCGTTATCGTCAGTTTCATACGAAACTAAAAAGTTTTTAACAGGTACTTGGGATTCTCTTACAAATCCTGGAGAAGTTAAATCTTTACAAGCTTTAACAAATCCTTTTGTTCATGTTGATGTAGTTGGTGCTTTAAGTAGTACGGGTGCTAGAGAGAAGTGGCAAGTAACCGCAACAACAGACTTTACAGCTAAGCATCCTTTAGCTACAAATGTGACCCGAGTTGCGGGTTCTAATACGTTTACATTCTCAACACCTCCAAGCGCTTTTATGAATATTGGTGAATATTTCGTTATTGATGGCGAAGCTGGGGCAAATAATTATCTTGTAGACAGTTTTGATGGAAATGATGTTATTACATCAGGTCCTTCTAAAGATAATGGAGATTCCGGTACTCTTACAATCAGAAAGAGTTTTTTACAAGGACAGGTTATTCCAATTGCAGACGCAACTGGATATGCGGTAGGGGGTAATGTTGCTGTTGGTGGTACAGATAGATCTATTACAATTGATAGTACGACAACAGCTACTATTAATTTAGTTGATATTCCAGTATCAGATCAAACATTGACTGTGACTGCTGTTGTTAAAAATGGTAGTGATCCAAATTATGCCACATCAGCAACTAAAACTTTGGTACCAAATCAATATGTTTTACACGATTTGAGCACATCAGGTGTAGTAGGACCATTTAGTTTAGGTGTTCCCGATGCATTTAAACTTAAAGGTGTATTTAAGAAATCATCTTTTGCTGATGTTTCTGAATCATCTTCAGCTGAAGATGTTACGAATCAATTTGAATTAATAACAAATCAAAATGATAACTATTATGGAACATCAAAGGTACGTTTGAAAAATTCAGCAACAATTTCTTTGACTGCTTCGGACGATTTATTGTTTAAATTTGATCATTTCACTCGTTCGGGTTCAAGTTATTTATCTGTCGATTCTTATCCAATAGATGATAGTTTATTTTCTGATTCGGACACAAGTATTCGCTCAGAAGAATTACCAGTTTACATCAATTCTTTGGGTGAAAGAGTACAATTAAGAGATGTGATTGATTTCAGACCTTATGTTACAGCTATTGCTCAGTCACCCGTATCTTCCGGTGCACCGAACACGATTCCAGCTGCGCCGTCAGATACGAGTACTACTATTTCTGGAACTGGATTAAATTCTATACATCCAGATAGAATTTTCAATGCTGATATACAATTCAATTTACCTAGAAAAGATTTATTGATTATCAATCGTAATGGTTTTCCAAGTATAATTCAAGGTATTTCGTCTCTAAATCCAATTACACCTAGACATAATGATAATGATGGTCTATTGTTGGCTACAATTGATATTCCAGCATATCCTTCAATGTCTCCTTTCTATGCGACCAGTTTAGGAAAGAGTTCAGATGGTGCAAAATTAAAACAGAACCGTCAAGTTAGATTTACAATGAAGGATATTGGAACATTAAAACAGAGAATCGAAAATGTTGAATATTATACAAGTCTAAATCTACTTGAAAAATCTATAACAGACTTAGAAATTGGAGACGTAAATGGTTTAAATCGTTTTAAAAACGGATTTTTTGTAGATCCTTTACGAGGTCACAGTTATGCTGATGTAACGAATCCAGACCATACAGCAGCTATTGATAAAGTAGCTAATGAGATTACTCCGGCCGAAAGAAATTTAGATATTCCTTTAGATCTAGTTTTGAGCACACAAACAAAACAAAAGGGTGATTTTCTGTTGATCGATTACGATGAAGTCTTAATGATAGATCAACCTTTTGCATCGACTGCTGCGGATTTATCAGCACTGAACTTTCAATATAACGGTGTTCTTACATTAGATCCACCTTCTGATTATTTCCAAGAGACGAAGATTGCACCAGATAGAAATGTCACTTTAGATTCTGGTATAGGAGATGCGTTACAATCATCTTTAGATGGAATGAAACAAATTGGTTCAGGCACGGAACTCACAAATTCTGGTATAAGTACCAGTCGAAGAGGTCAAAAAGTTTCTGTCAAGCAATCAAACACATATCAAAAAACAATTGTTGATGGAGAAGTGACAACTGGTGTTTCTGCTGCACAAAGCTTAGGTGATTTTGTAATCGACACTTCTTTAATACCGTTTATGCGTTCAATTGAAGTGAAGTTTAAGGCTGTAGGAATGAGGCCTGGTGCAAGATTGGCAGCATACTTCGACGGGTTTGCGGTCACACAAGATTGTCAACAAACAGATATCAATTACAATATTTTAGGTACTCAACCGTTTGATCCAAACCCTGGCCTAAAAGTAGCTGAAGACGATGATGATATTGCCGCAGGTTATAATAAAGGTGAAGTTTACGGAATATTCACAATACCAGCAGGTAGATTTCATACAGGCTCTTTAACATTTCTTTTGACAGACAATCCTGTTTCGACAACAGAACCAGACAATACTACTTACGCGAGTGCAAAATTTTCATCACAGGGATTATCAACGACTACTCAAGGAACATCAGTTAGCACCGTGACTGCGGATTTAGATCTTGATGTTTATAATAGAACCTATAGAAGCACAAGTACAGATAGTTTCACGATACCGAATCCACCACAAAATATATACAATATAACTAATGTTACTAACAATACTTACAATAGTTTTGATAGTGATCCTAGTGGTTCAGATGATTTCAGTGATCCAGGATGTGGTGCTGATAGGGGTGATGGTATCGGAGGTAATGATTGTGGTGATGATACTGGACCATTTTAAGTAATTAAAAAAAGAGTAAAAAAATATGTCAGTATACGAAACTAATTTTCCAATAGCTCAAACATTTTTTGTAAGAGTTTTTGATGAATTGACACAAAGACCTTCTTTAGGAGTTTATCTTACTAAAGCTGTTTTATATTTTTCATCCAAAGATAATGGTCCTGTCACTATTGAGATAAGAACTGTTGATGCTGATACAAATAATATCACGAATGATATTTTACCTAGATCTAAAAAGACTTTATTATCAAGTGAAATAAACGTTTCGACTGATGCATCACTTGGTACCACTTTTGAGTTTGATACACCAATATATCTCTTAGGCGAAAGAGAATATGCATTGATTGTAAAAACAGATGTACCTGGATATAGAATTTGGACTTCGCAATTGGGTCAGAAAGATGTCGCGTCAAATCAACCAATTAATCAACAACCAGATTCTGGTATATTTTTTGCTTCTTCAAATGGAAGAATTTGGGAACCGTACTCAGATCAAGATTTAAAATATCAACTGTATATAGCCAAGTTTAAACATGCAAGTGCTACTGCTGATTTTAGAAATCAAAAAATTGAATATGTTAAAAACACGTCTAAACGTGCTGGATTCTCTGCAAGAGTGAGTCAGAATATTGAAGGTGCTTCTTTAATAACACTCAATCTTCCAATCGCGGCCGCTTCTCAAATATCAAATACAAATGGTACTGATACGATTTACAAAATCGTAGATCCTGTTGCGGGCGCGAACGGCACAATATTTGCTAAAGATCCGTATGGCACCACGCCAAATCAATATGTTGTGGGAAATGTTACGCTTGAGAACAAATTTCAAACTGCTAATAATGTGACTTTGTATATTGATGGTGTTGCAAGCGCAAATACAGCTAATATAGAAAGCATTATCACACCAACCGGAAAATTGAGAAACTATGATACATCGCAATTTTCTAATCTGACTGGTTTTGGTTATACGCAAATCGCAAACAGTAGTGGTGATTTTGCAAAATCTGATGGATCTTATGATTTCGAAACACAAAAACAAAGTTATCGCTCGCAAGAAACGGGTAACTTTGTTTTCATTCGCGATTTAGAATCAATACCTATTCATAAAAGTATAAATTTATTCTCAGGCATTACACCTCAAGGATCGAAAATGGCTTTCACTGGTCAATTCGCGTCTTCTGATACTTACAACGTGGGTACGTTAACGAATAAAAATTACAACTTAAATTTAAATGTGCCTAACTATTTCAATACAGAAGATGCTTGGGTCCGTTCTTATTCAACGGAAAAAACAGGCGCAATACAAACTGGTGGTTCTGTTCAAGTGTCTGGTACACTTACAAGAGATACAAATCCTTTCCATGGTCCAGCGCTTGATTTAAGAAGAACTGCTCTCCTTACAACGGAATTTGTTATCAACAATGATGCAACAGGTGAAGATGGTAAAGTCGGGGGTAACGCTCTGGCTAAGTATATTTCCAGAGTAGTTACTCTCGAAGAAGGTCAAGATGCTGAAGATTTAAGAGTTTATATCGATGCATACAAACCATTTAATACAGACGTAAAAGTTTATTATAAGATTCTTCATAGAGAAGATGCAGATACCTTTGATGATGTGAACTGGGTCGAAATGACACAAACAACAAATGAGAATACTTATTCTAAATTAGAAAATGATGATGATTTTAACGAATATGAGTTCAATGTTCCTACAGCTAAACTGACAGGAACAAATGGTGAAGTAGAATATACAAATTCGCAAGGCGTTTTATTTACAGGATATAAGAAATTTCAAATGAAAATTGTACTTCTATCAGCAGCATCAAGGCTTTATCCTAGAGTCACAAATGTACGCGGAATCGCATTACAGATATAGGTAAAAACAAATGGCATTACTTAAAGTTAAAGAAAATAAAAATCTTGTGAGAGATAGTATAAGTAATGCTATTCTTTCTACAAATAACGATGAGTTGGCAAAATATAGACAGAAAAAAGCAAAGAGTCGCGAATACGAAGAAGCAATAAACGATATAAATAATATAAAATCAGAATTAAGTGAAATCAAATCACTGCTAACTCAACTGATAGGAAAATAACGTGGCATCATTAGCTAATACCGAAATAACAAATACTTTTGACGTTTGGAGAAGAAATACAAATGAGGTGACAGACCGCCTCAATAAGATTACAACTTCTGGCCAAGATAATAGAATTACACTATCGGGCAATGTAGAGGTAAACATTTCTGATTTTGTCGTGGATACCGATAATAATAGAGTCGGTATTGGTACATCAACACCTGCTGTTAAATTAGATGTAGATGGCGAAACAAATATATCGGCTGATCTAAAAGTAGATACCGATACTCTTTTTGTTGATGTGAGTGAAGAAAAAGTTGGTATCAATAACGCAACTCCAACCGAAGCTCTTGATGTTACGGGTAAAACACTTATCTCTGACGACTTGATGGTAAGCGGTGCAACTTCGAATGTTCTTTTTGTAGATACATCAGGTACTTCTGTTGGTATTAATGTAGATGCACCTACTGCTAGTTCTTTAGAGATTTCTGGTGATGTTCTTTTACAGAATACAGACGAATTAAAAATTAAAAATAATGGTGGAACATCACAAACTGTATTAACTGTAAATGCTTCAGATTCTACTATACTACAAGGCTCTGGTGGTACAGAAAGCGTTGCCATAAAATCTTCTGATGGCACTTCAAGAATAACAATGACAGAAGCAGGCGTCACAGCCTTTTCTGCTAATGTTTCTATACCCGATAATGAAATACTTTCGATTGGTGATTTTAACGATTTAATCTTTTATCATGACGCAACTGATAGTTATGTTCAAAGTACTACGGGTTCTTTGAATATTAAATCAACATTTGCAAACAGTATTGTAGTCGAACAAGGCGGTGCAGTTACTCTGTATTTTAGTGATGCCCCAAATAATGCAAAATTGGCTACAACAACGAATGGTGTAGATATTACAGGTACTACCACTATTAGTTCTTTAACTGATAATAGAATTACATTTGCTGGTACAGCAGGTCTATTAGAAGATAGTGCGGACCTTACTTTTGACGGAACTACTTTTGAAGTGGGTGGTGGCTATGGAGGCACCGGCGTCGATATTGACATGCTCGGTAACATCAGCGCTGATGGTAATATTGTCTCTAACGGTACAGTTACAGTAGTTGGTTTATCTTCACTTGATGGTGGTATTGATGTTAATGGCGCAGCATTTACTGTATCCGCTGCTGGTGCAGTAGATACATCTACCACATTAACTGTAGATGGTTTATCTTCATTAGATGGTGGTATTGATGTAAACGCAGAAAACTTCACAGTCGCGACAAGTGGTGCTGTAGACACTGCTAATACATTAACTGTGAATGGTCTATCATCGTTAGACGGTGGTATTGATGTTAATGGTGCATTTATTGTTGCTACAGACGGTGGTGTTACAGTATCAGATACACTTGATGTTACAGGTATTACCGCATTCTCTTCCAATGTTGCATTTAATACAGATACCTTATTTGTCGATTCTTTTAACGATAGAGTGGGTATTAATAAAATTCCTACACAACCATTAGATGTGACTGGTAATATATTATCGTCTGCAACCATTGAAGGAACAACAATAACAGACGGTACAGCTACAATGACTGGTGGTACAGTAAGTGCCACGCAATTCACTACTGGTAGTTTTAACGGAACAACAGGAACATTTTCTGGTAATTTAACAGTAGACACGAATGTTTTATATGTTGATTCTGCTTCAAACGAAGTTGGTATTAACACAAGTTCACCGGGATTTGATCTTGATGTTAATGGTGACATAAATCTGAACGGAGTTATTCGAGCGGACGGCAACTTCACATCCAATCAATATTTGAAAGTTAACTCAGCCGGCGACGGAATGGAATATGTAGATATTCAAGCCGTTCTTGCTGGTAATGGAGTTGTTTCAAAACCGTTAAGCGCACCATTTCCAAACGCAATAGGTAATGAAAGAGATGTTACCATGTGGCAGAGTAATACTGTCATAACTGGTAATACGAATATGTTGACTTATGATTTAAGTACTGGTCAACTCAATGTTAAATCAAATGGTACTGGATCTGCTATATTAAGCATTCAAGACACTGGTGCTGGTAATAATGCAGAATTAGTGAAAGATGATTCTGATTTAAAAATAAGATCGGGTGGAGGTAATATAAAATTCTCTGGCGACACAGATTCCACTAATATTGGCGATTTTCAAGTATATTCTAGTGGCGCGTATCAAAATATTATGCACACTGGTAACGGTGGATCTGGCTCAAACTTTGATGCAGATTTACTCGACGGTCAACAAGGTTCCGAATTTTCTAGAAAAGTACTTCAAACAACAACTGATAGTACAACCAATAAATTTTATCAAATAGCTGAATGGACACCAACCAATCCAGGTACTAGAGAAAATTTAACATTAACTTTATTGATTAAATCTTTTAGAGATTTATCTCAGGACGGTATAGAAAATAAAGGCACGTCTGAAGCTTTAGTTTCTATAACTTGTGCTACAGAAATTTCAGGTCTTATTGATCAAGATGTTGAGATTTTATCTTATTCTGGTTATACTCTTGGTTCTGGAACAGACGAGAATATTTTAAGTAATATCATTATAACAGGTAGTACTGGAACACCTCATTCTGATCATCCATTTGGAATATGGATAGAAGTGGGTCAAATAGATCAAGAAATTGTTGTTTATGAAGTTTCTAGGGTATTGGAAGCTGGTACTCTTGACTATTCTGTAGGTAGTTGGACAACAAGTCCTTCTGGTATTTTAACTACTAAATCTACAAGTAATTTAAATTTCAGTTCTTCTTTAATGCCTAGAACTACTAATACCAGAACTCTTGGAACAAGTAGTTTAAGATGGTCAAATATTTATGGAGTTCTAGGTAACTTTAGCGGTACTGTAACTGGTCCGAGCGGTACTTGGGATTCCGGTGGTATTGATATTGCGAGTGGTGACACTTATGCTATAAACGGTACAAATGTTTTAACGGCCACCGCACTAGGATCT